GTGTGAAGAAATGCTCGCAAATTAATTAAACTAAATCCCCCTTTAACATTTGACTTAAACTTATCCTCAATAAAATGAAGTAAATTGTCTCTATCATACTGCTCATTAGCGTTAACCGCTGCAGGGGCATTTGTTCTTCCCTGTCCTTGAAATAAGTTTTTATAACTTGCGGCTGTGGTTGTATAATTATCTGTTGTCGGCATAGTACTTGTTAATGTTAATTATTTCTACTCTTTTTCCATAGATTAAATAATCTACACGCTGTATATAATACAGCTAAAGATAACGATAGCATTCTTAAAATTTGTTCTGCGTCGCTCATAGATACTAAGAGCGCCCCTCCGTTTATTGCTGAAATTTCGATTGAATCTTTTATTTTTGATATAGTATCGTTCATCTTTTCTTTTAATAAAGGTTATTTGTTTACCTTATTCCCGTAAGCTAATATACCCCCAAGTCTAGTCACGTTGTTTCCGCTACTATACTTGTCATTACTTGAATGTTCATAGTTAGTGAAAATCCCTACATTGTCAGAGTCATTTAACCAATCCATCATATCCTTTCTTAAAATCTCAGCCTTTCTAAATGTATCTTCTTTTAGTATAGACATCTCTGAGCCATCAACAGGGTCACTCCAATCATCATCGTTTGTTACCACCCCTGAAGAGGTTGTATTGTACTGCATATCATTTAGAACTTCATACTTAACGTATAAGGCTAGGCAAGGCTTTATATAGTTACCTAAAAGAGTCTCCTCCATAGGGGCTAAAGCGTCATTTTGCTGTCTCTGTCTTAATTCTCCCCAAAAATAATCCCCTAAATCTTGTTTAAGGTGAGTTATTTCCGCTATAAGGATGATATTATCATCTATAATAGATTTATCCATATTCGCATTAGTCATAGCTGTAGCTACAACCTCTGCTGCGGTAATCAAGTTACTGTATTGTCTATAGTCTGTCGCCGCCATCGTCTTTTGATTTTAAGTCGTTCAAGTAAATATCCTCTAAGTCGGGTCTTTCTTCTAAACCAATCAACGCTCTTAACTCATTTACGTCTGCAATTTGAGTTATATCTATATCTGCAGCAAAGCCTATAGGGGATTCAAACTGAACCTCTAAAGAGGATGCGTCTAAACCTAAGACTTTACCCATAGCGTCACGCATAGGCTTAAATACTTGCTCTATAGTATCTTGGATTACGGTTCTCATAACTAAGTCGTAAGAGATTCTAATCTCACTCCCCGTATTATTCATTTTACCACTAGACACAATACCTGAAAGAGCAGGCTGCCATCTATGGGCTGTAACAATATTATTTCGTGTAAGCTCTTGGTACTCCATGAAGCTACCGTCTTTATCATCTTTAAGGATTTGAACATTAGAACCACTACCCGCTCCCGCGCCATCCTTAACTAAGAATAGTATCTTGCCGTTATTTCCTTCTCCTGTAAGCTTATCTTGAGCTAAAGAGATTAACTCTTCTGCTTCATCGTCACTCATTGAGCCGTCTATTTCAATAATAGCTGAAGGCATAAACCCATTCTCAAATTTAGAGCGATTGTATTTTTGTATAAGGTAATCTATTTCTATAGACCCGCTTTCTGCTGCGGCTATGTAATCAGGAATACCGTATCGTTGAAACCCGCTTTCATAATCCTTAAACATAAGAACAGAACGCCCATTCTTAAAGTTAGGATACATAGGAACTTTACGAACCTTTTTATCTTCAACCCCGTAATAAGACCAATCAGGATTAATGTAAACTGATTCTAAATTTTTACCAACCCTAACCATTGTTGAGTCAATGTGATACATATTGCAACCACCTTCATACTCGACAAACTCTATATAAGAATTTCCGAAAGTATAAAAGTCATCAACTACTAATCTAAAAAGATTTCTAAGGGATTGATGCTTAGGGTTAACCTCTTGAATGTAAGGTTCTAACTTAGCGTTTACGGTAGTGATTTTACTACCCGCCGTATAAGTGGCTTTCTGAGATAGTATAGCTCGGTGAGTACTAGACTTTCTTTTTAACTCAGCAAGATACTGAGGGAATAGATTGTCGTCACCAAACTTATAAATCTCTTTAGAGGTAACCTCTCTTTGCTTCTCTCTAAAATCAGGCATAGGAGCTAAGTTTACTACATCAAACTTAACTCTACCACTAGCCTTTCTCCTAATCATATCAGAAGTTGAGTTAGCAGTAAACCTACCTTTAGAATCTCTTTCTCTTTTAGCCACAATTATATAGAATAATGATTAAACAAATATAAGAAAATAAAGGGCTACTCCCGTAGTTTCACCCGTCAAATTTATATATATTCCTATGAGTGGATATACTCGTAAGGAGTTTCTCCTTGAACGGCTGTAAACTTAAGTGTTGCACCGTGTTGGTCTGTAATGGCTGCCCCTGAAGAAGCTTCTACAGAGTCTAAGAATAAAGCAAACTTAGAGTGAATGTAATCACCAGATGCCTCCTTCGTTCCTAGTACGTTATCCCAACCAACAAGAAGCTTTCTTTGAGCGTCTGCATCCGTGTCGTTATAAAAGTGAACGCACCCCATTAAGGCTTTTCCTGCCATTTCCTGAAGTACTGCTAAATTTTCTTTAGATAAGTTGGGAACATACCCCTCTATACTAATTGTTGTTAAGGCTAAACCTTTTTCTTGAGCGGTAGAGAAATCTACTTTTGCTGTCCCTACTTGGAATTTAATGTCGGAAACATTACCCGCAGTTGTAGGAATTGCCCCCGTAACCCCACCACTAGCAATCGTTGTTGCAGTAGCGGTGTCGGTAGCTGCCCAACCTGAATAAACTTGCTCCCAAATATGTATAGACTCTACACCACCAACTAATTGCTTGTGGTCGCCGTGAGCTATTGATAAACTTGATAGTGCCATTTTCTTGTTCTTTAAGTGTTATGCTATTGTTGCAGGCGTTCTTCCCGCAGTACAGCTAAATGTTAACGTAACGCCGTTTTGGTCTGAAAGACCGCTACCCGTGTTAGCCTCTACTGTTTGTAATAGTAAAGGAAAATCAGTATTGCCTGCGTCGGTAGCTGTTACTGAGTCCCATCCAACTAAGTAGTTAACACCATCCCAAGTGTGAACTTGAGCAATTAAAGGCTCTGTTTGAAGCTCCTGTAACTGTTGAAGTTTAGTCTTTGTAATGTCGGGAATATACCCTTCGATACTTATTTCGTGAGTAGTAAGAGCGTTTGATTGAGTATTTGAGATAGTCATAGACGCTGATTCCTTTTCAAAGTAAACAGTTACCGCAGAAGACATTGTTACCGCCCCCGCACCATCTGAATCACTCATTCCTGAAGAATTGGCTACGGTATCTATCGTCATATATTTAACCCCACCCTTTGCAAAGTGGTCAGCTCCTAAAACTGATATTGATGATAATGCCATTTTTTTTGTTCTTTAAAAGTTATAAAAAAAGGGAGCGAGGTTAGACCCCAACCCCCTTTATATTAATTGTGACTATTTCTACGCGTCAGCAGATATATAAGTTACAGCTAATTTCTTATCCAACAACACTGTGTCACATAAGTAGCCTAAACGGAAACGTAATTCTTTCTCATCACGGTTATACCACGTCTCTACAGACGCTCCACCGAAATCAGTACCTACAACAACTCCACCGTCAGCGATTAACGCAGCACGATATTGGTCTTTAGCACCTGTACATCCTGTGATACCCGCAGCAACCGTAGCTCCTACCGTAGCATCAATAGCAGCCCCTTCAGCAACTAATAACGCATCCCAATCTCTACGAATAACAATAGGGATACCTCTAAACCTTAAGTTAGGGATTCCGTTTTGTCCGTCAGCGTAAGCAATGTGATTCCCTTCAGCAACTAATTCATCAACGTAGTCATCTGCAATAGCACCTGATACGTAGAATTTCTTAGGAAGTTCCTTTAATTCAGCAGTTGCAGCAGCGTACATAGCTTTAAGCGTTGCGGTTGCTTCGGCGTATACGGTAGTCACCTCTTGAGCAGCGTCTAAGCTTTGTAAAGCTTTAAAGATACCGTTGTAAACAGCGTAACCTGCTCGGTTACTTACTGTTGCAGTGCTCGTGTCAGCAGCAAGACTTGTATCTGCAAACCAAAGTTGACGATTAAAGTCAGCTTGAATACCTTGCATTAAGATTTCAGCTCCAATTTGCTTAAGAACTGTTCCATCAACATTGTCTTTATCTGTACCTGAACGTAGTACTTGACCTTTAACTTTGTTGTAGTAATTATTACCGTTCATTGCAATCTCAACTTCAACTCGCTTAGGAGAGATTTGAGGATTAGTATAAACAGTACCTGCTTTACCTACAAAAGTGTTACCGTTGTCGGCTGTAGTAATGAATGAAGCTGCGTCGAAGTGGTCAAGGTAAGTGTCACCTTTAATCTCCGTCATTACATCCATTCCACTTAATACTTCTTCACCTAAAAATAAAGGAGAAACGAAGTATTGTTGAGCATCAGCGCCTACAAATGCAGAGCCTCCTGATGTTGTTGAAAATTGTGCGTGTGCCATAATTTTTTAAATTTTACTTATTTACTTGTTTTTTATTTAAACATATTTTGAGACATCTTGTCCCATTCACTTAATTCTTTTTTTATTGTTTCCACAATTTGAGGCTCATTTTCAGCTAAAGTAACTGAAGGCGTAGCCTCTAGTTTAGCAATCCTTTGAGCCATTGTTTCAAACTGAGTTTTCATTTCTTCTTTAGACTCGTTTGATTTCTCTTTTTGAACACTTAACTTCTGAGATAAGTTATCTCTCTCTTCTGTTAAGGAATCCAACTGAGCCTTTAAATCATCTACATTAACTTCTTGTGTAGCTGTTTCTACGGTAGGCTCTTGTACCGCTTCCTCTGTTTTTGCTTGTGGCTCTTCAGTGGCATTTCCCGTAATCATTTGTTTTAAATCGGAAATCTGCCCTACAAACCAAGTTTTTAAATCTTCTGACATAGTAGATTCTTTTTTAAGGTTATCAATATTTAAAGTATTCAAGATTTGTTCAGGAGTTTTATTTTGGTATCCACTCAAGTCATATTTAGCTACAACTTTAACAGCCCCTAAAACCTCATCTACAAATCCTAACTCTAATGCTTCGTGTGCTGATAACCAAGTCTCCCGAGCCATCATTTGCTCTATTTCAGTTTCCGAGATGTTAGTCTTAGCTTTATACACACTTAACATTGTAGTTTCAACTTTCTCTAAAGCATTAATTTGCTTACGCATCTGAGCCTTATTACCGAACACATTACTCATAGGGGAATGTATCATAAATAAGCTATTAGAAGTCATTTCGACTCTATCAGCAGCTAAAGCAATTATAGTAGCCATAGAAGCAGCCAAACCTTCTATCTTCACAGTAACCTTACCTGAATAATTTTTCAGAGCTGTGTAGATTGCTTGACCTTGAAAAACGTCACCACCCGTACTATTAATATGAACGGTAATGTCTTTTCCTTTTAATCCTTTTAAATCTTCTAAGAAGCTTTTAGCTGTAATTCCGTGAACACCAATTTCATCGTAGATGTGGATGTCGGTAGATTTACCTTTAGCTTCTATACTTGGCATTGAATA